GCGCAGGGACAACGGTGAGCGATACGAAAACGACTACAACATGATTCCCTTCGTTCTGGCTCACGCTGCTTTCCCTGAGCGTGGAACATGGCACGAGCAGGACGCGAACGGACTGAAAGCCGCCACCCTCAACCTTGGACTCGCAAAGACCGACTACAACCACAAGCGACACTTGCAGTCGCACAAGCAACTCGTGTTTACTGGCACAGGAACCAAGGGTATCGGCAAGAAAGCCAACAGTGACGCGGGTTCTGCCATTGTGATGAAGGATCAAGGCTCTGATGCCAAGGTTCTCGACTTGCAAGGTGATCTTGGTGGACACCTTGACGCGATTGTCAACGATGCAGCACAGACGCTTTCTTTGTACGGAATCAACCCGGCTGCGGTCCGTGGCAACATGGATGCAAGCTCTGGCTATGCCCTGAGCATTAAACTGACTGACACGGAAAGAGTCTGGCGACAACAGCGCGTACTGTGGGAAGCGTGGGAGCGTCAACTCTACGAAGTATCCCGGCGTGTGGTCGAAGTGGACGGCAACGGTGCAAGTCTTCCTGATGGCAAGCTGTTGTTTGAGTGGCCCTACATTGGACCAGCACAGGACAAGAATCAGGACGCGGAATACTGGCTCAAGTTGCTTGCAGCAGGTGTGACCAGTGTTCCAGAAGTACGCCGTCATCTGTTCGACGAGACACCGGAGCAGTTGCAGCAATGGATGGAAGAGAAGGAAGTGTACGCACAGGAGACTTCACCGATAGCCCCGCCTGTGATGTCTGCGCCTTTGCCCGTGGTTGAGCCAGAACCTGAGCCTGTGGAGGCCTGATGGATACACCGCGCCAACTCCTCACCGCTGCACTCTCGAATGATGCAGCACTGGAAAAACTGCTGGCAAAATATAGCGGTCGTCTGCGTGGGCTTCAAAAGAGTCTGGTTGACTTTGTGCGGGAGAATCGTGGACAGGATGGGCGGGTAGCGGTGGCTCTGAACTCCTACCAAGTACTTGAACGTGAACTTGCTCGTGCTGGCTTTCAATCGTTCTACGACTATTCGGACCTACTCGAAGAAGCTGGAGAACTTGCACTTGCACAGGTGGCAGATGTTCCAGAGGGTGAGCTGATTTTGCAGGCATCTCGTCAATCGTTGGCGGCAGCTCTGTCAGAATCCACCGAGAACGTGAACCGGCAGATCCGGTCGCTCGGTGAGGGGATTGTACAGGCACTTAAAGCAGAGATGGAAGTTGCGACCGTGCTGCCCCGGCCCTTGTCTGGTATCGCTGCCAACATCTCAAGCGCGGTTAAGCTCTCAGAAGGTAGAGCGCGAACGATTGTAAATACAGCCCTTGCTTCTGTCCAGCGTGGAGTCCATGCCCGTGCTCTCGATTCGATGGAAGCACAGGGCGCAGAGATGTTTGTGTACTACACAGGACCAGACGACAGCAAGACGCGCCCTTTCTGCAAACCACTGGTGGGTAAAGCGATCCGACAGAAGGACACAGCGCGACTATCACCGGGTAAGGGCTTGACTTTTCGGCGCAATGGTGGAGGCTGGAATTGCAGACACTCGGCTATACCTGTGACTCGTGCATGGGTGGAGGTCAACAAAGTGCAGATTGCCACTAATGGCGACATTGCACGAGCGAACGCAGGGGCAAAGCGATAATGGCACGACGAGCAAAACCACCAAGGGCAGCACAGAACGCAGCAAAGAAGGCCTTGCGCTGGCGCGACGAACACGGGCGCGACAAAGTCAAGGGTGCGACTCGTGTGGGATGGACTCGTGCGAACCAACTTGCAAAGGGTGGCGAGCTTTCAGAAGAGACGGTCCGGCGAATGGCTCGCTTCTATCGTCACAAAAAGAATGCCAAGGTTGACCCGAAGCACAAGTCTGAGCCGTGGAGAGACAACGGCTATGTTGCTTGGTTGACATGGGGTGGAACCACCGGAATCAATTGGGCGCGGCGCAAGGTAGCACAATGGAACCGTGAGGATGGCAAAGGATGAAGTTCGAGTACGACACAGATGCCTTCACGGACGACGTGATTGAAAAACTTGCAGAAATCTCGCCGGATCTGGCAGAGTCACTAGGCAATGCACAGGTAGCAAACAACCAGCTTAGACTCGACAACGGCATGGGGCTTGATGACAAAAAGATGAAGCCTTACAGCCCTGAGTATGCAGAGAAGAGACGTGAACGAGGCGAGCGCACAGACGTTCGCAACCTGGTACAATCCGGGCGAATGCGTGGAGCAATGGCAATGCAGGGAGTGGAGAAGACTGCCACCGGAGCTATTGCTACGATTGGTTTTTCTGATGCACGAGCACGAGTTCTGGCTTTTTACAACCAGCAACGAACGCCTTTCTTTGGAGTGTCCGACGAAGATGCCACCAAGCTAAACGAGATCGGACAGGCTGAAACCAAACGACTGATAGAGGGATAAGTCATGGACACCATCGAATCGACAGAGAGCAACGGAATCACCGACACCACGACCACCGAAACTACAAGTGTAGGTGAGTCGCTTGACGGTCAGACACAGGGCACGGTAGATGTCTCTGCACTCGAAGAACAGAACAAAAATCTTCTTTCTCAACTATCGACTCTCTCTGAGCAGTTCGAGCAGTTGAAAGAACACACAGGATTCGGTGAGGGGGATGACCCCGAAGACACCGACACCACAGAGCCAACCGCAGAGATGCAACAGTTGACTGCACAGGTGGATGGGTACAAAGAGGCAATGCAAGCGCACGTTCAAGCCTCGATTGAAAACCTTCCCGAACAACAGCAGCAATTGATTAAAACGTTGGGTGGTGATGATCCGCTAGCGCAGTTTCGCGCCCTGACCGAGCTTCAAAAAGCCGGAATGCTTGCACCCAAAGCCCCGAAACCGAAACACGAGCGCGGTACACATCAAGGCCGCGCTGACTCAGGTTCGTCTCAAGGTAGGCCCTTATCTCTGGCAGAGATCAGAGCAGAGGCCGCTAAGGATCTGATGAACCTGTAAAGGATAGAGAATGTCCACATACAATCTCGCTGCCTACGCAAACATCCTGCGTAAACGCTACGACCGCATGATCACTGATGCTGTGACACTGCGCGGTCCCGGTAACTACGAAGCTGATCAGCTTGGTTTGTTTCAACCCATGAGCTTTATGGAGTTTTTGCGCCAAAACGGTCGCATCTCCATCGGTGGTGCTCTGGATGCTGGTGCAAAAGTCTGGCCCGTTCGCTCTGCGGGTGGTTCGGCCTCTTCGTACACCGCAGAGGAAGCCATCCCCGCCGCTACCACTGACACCTACGCACAAGCTGAAATGGCATGGTCGCGCACTCGTAACGTGCTTGAAATCGACAATCTTGCGCTTGAAGTCTCTCGCGGTGAGCGCGTCGTTGGTGACGTGGATGCCTTCCTCGTCTCTTACGAGAACAAGCTCAAAGAGCTGTTTTCCAGCCTCGAAGATCAACTTGCAGGCAACGGTGCAGGTAACGACATGGACGGCTTTCGTTCCTTCCTGTCTGACTCCAACACCTTCGCAGGAATCAACCAGGCAACCAACGCTTACTGGCAAGCTACCGAAGTCAACATGGGTGGGGCTGACGTTACCCGCCCTAAACTGAACGAAGTCATCCGTGACATGGATGTCAAAGGTTGTCGGCCGACTCACATCCTGATCGGCATGACACAGGCACACAAATACTCGGAACTGTTTACCAGTGGCATCGAGTATCCCGGTGGAGCCCACGGTCAATCTCACGTGCTTCCGTCATGGCAAGGCATCCCCATCGTTGTAATCAACACCATGAACGCCGCAGGACGTGGTTGGGACGAGTTCTTCTTTGTCAATGTCAACGATCTTCACCTTGAGTTTGTGCCCTTCACTGGTGCTCCGGCTCAAGGCGTGGACGCGAACGCACAGAGCTACTTCGGTACTCCTGTGGGTATCGACCACGAACCGACAGGAAAAGACAAACGCCAGCTTGTGATGAAGTGTTACCACCGCTTCTATGCAAAGAACCCGAAAAAACACGGCGTTTTGATCAACTGTCAAACCACCTTCTAAGTTGTGGTGATTGTCGTTTTGTGACATAACCAGAAGAACACATTCAGGAGAAAAACTCACATGGCTATCACAGTCACCCACAACGCAGTCAGCAAAGGGACCAACGTTTGGCCTGCTGATATGCGTATCTCTCTCGGTGAGATCGCAGGTCCCGCCAGCTATGCAACCAATGGTTTCACCGCAGACGCTCCTACCGATTTTGAAGTCGAGTTCGCACAAATCTCTGGCGCACAAGTGACTTCGGACGCTGGATACACGGCCACCTTCAACGCTGACTACAACAAGATCGTTGTGTATGCTAGCGCAGGAACCGAAGTAACC